TGGGGTTGGGTTATTGGGCAGAAATATCCGTGGGCGATTAGGAGATAATAAAATGAGCGGTTATCGTGTAGAAGCAATGTCTGGTTTTGAAGAAAAAGAGGGTGAGCGTATAAAATTCTGCATTGCGTGCAATGAAAAACTCCCGTGCAAATGTATATGGGCAGCTATACGGCAGTTGCAAGCAGATGTTGAGGGGTTAAGAGACAGGACATTCACATTAGATAGGATGGAAACATTAGAAAAAAGAATGAATGTTCTATTGCTTAAAACACAGGGTATTGAGAGTTGCATGGAAAAATGGGCAGATGAACATGAAATGCCAGATTCTATACCTCACACATGCCCTGTATGCAATGGTTATGGCAGCCCTAAGATTAACGAAAACACACACGAGGCACCAAAGGAATACTATCTGCAAAATTCTCCTTGCCATCCGTGCAGTGGAAAAGGTGTAATATGGGGTTACAGCTTTAAAATAGTTTCAACGGACTGAACAGACTACGCAAGGAGCGTTATATGAGCATCAACCAGTTTACGATCAACTTCCCCGGCCAAAACAATATAATCCCGCGCATAGGGCATTTGTATGCGCCAAACGACACTTTGTCGACTATTTCTGGTGATGGGTATTTAAACAACTATATAAAGTCGCAGAACTTCAGCGTATTGCCAACTGACGTTATTTTAGCGGTGGGCAGTAACGGTACGCAGTGGTATAAGCCTGTGTTTACAGGAACATCTTGTCAGTTAACCGTTTTACCATAGGAGAAAGCATGGATTTTACAGAAGCATTAAAAGAGTTAATGAAAGGTAAGTATGCAGCTCGTGAAGCGTGGTCAGTCAAAGGCGAGTACGTGGTTCTACTGCCGAAAATGCAATATATCTGGAAGATACTGACCCAGCCGAACCCCAACGCTGGCAACTGGCTGCCGCTGCTCGAGGATTTGCTGGCAGAAGATTGGGTTGTAGCAGACGCCGCATTTTTGCAAGTACAGGCAGGTAATTCGGAAGTTACGGCTTAGCATAGGTTAGGCAATACAAAGCCCTTGCGTTATACTTGATGCAAGGGTTTTTTGTTTTATACAGTCGTATAAGGAAGTACGCATGGAACGCGAGCTTGATGATGTTAATAGGGAAATACCGCCTAACGAACTTAACGAGATGGAAGAGGAACGCGTTGAGGCTCTGAATGACGCGGGAATTAACGAAGGCGATGTTTTAGAACGCTGCAATAAAAATAAAAATACATGGAACTCTTATTTTAACGAAAACATTGTGCGCGGAAAGGACGACATGAATTTTGTCTTGCGCGATCAATGGACAGCGGTTGAAAGGTCTGAGTTTACACGACTTTTTAAACCTGCGATGACGTTTAACAAACTTTACGACATCATTAAAAAAATTATTGGTGAACAACGCAAAAACCGTCCTGACTTAATGGTGCGCTCTGTCACTGGCCATGCGTCACAAAAACAAATTGACTTGCGCACAGACCTTGTAAGATCTATAAGTTATCACTCACAAAACGATCTTGTTTACCAAACTGCTTTTAAATCTGCTTTACTGATGGGTTTTGGTTCCTTTCAGGTTGGAATTGACTACGAAAGTAATAAAAGTTTCAACAAAGTGCCACGTTATTACATGATTACAGACCCAACGATGTGTTCATGGGATCCGACATCTATAAAACCACACAAAGGTGACGGAAATTTCTGTTCACGCACATATATTTTGACGCGAGATGAGTTTTTTGCGACTTATCCGTATATAACCAATCCTGTTTCTTGTGCTGACCCTTATATGTTGTTGGATTTTCAATGGCAGACACGAGATACCATTGCGATAAGTGAAGAGTTTGTAAAAGAATGGTTTCCTTTGCAGATTTACAAACTTTCAAACGGAATGGTTGTAGATAAATCGCAATGGGAAGAAGCACAACAAGCATATAAGAAGCAAATTGAGATTGTAGAAGGCTCTATTGTGCAGAAAATTATTGAAAAAGGAATGCCTAAAATTATTGATGGGCGACTTACTCAAGATTATAGAATTATGCACTATAGAATGACGCGGGATTGCATTATTGAATTTTCCGTATGGCCTTCAAGACAGTTGCCGATTATTTTTGTTGATGGTGATTCATATTATGTTGAAGGTCGGCAGTACACAAAATCTTTTATTCATGAGGCGCGGGATGCGCAAAAGCTTCTGAACTTCTCGCGTTCTGAAACGGCTGCGGAATTGAAAAATAGACGCCGTGAACAGTGGTTGGGAACGCCTGACAACATTATAGGGTACGAACAAGACTGGCGTAATCCAGAACTGCAAATGGGGATTTTACGTGCCAAACCTGATCCTAAAACGGGTATGATGCCAACTAAAATGCCAGCTTGGGAAGTGTCGCAAGGGCTTTTTGTAACGGCTGAATCGTCAGGAAAAGACTTGAGAGAAATATGCGGGTTTTCCGAGACTGAAGAATTGCAAGGCCGTGACATGTCAGGCAAAGCAAGACGAGAGCGGAAAATAGAGGGCTCCATGTCGGCTTATGTATTTTTTGACAACCTCAATCAAGCCATTGAACAAGGTGGCCGCATTGTAAATGACTTGTTGGATTTTGTCATTGGCGATGACGAAAGGCATTTTAATGTTACGAAAAAAGACGGCAAATCCGAATCAATTATCCTTAATCATCGTGTTGATGAAAACAGAGTAGAAAATGCGATTGAAGAAGGTGAATATGACGTTGAGATAAGCACAGGGCCAAGCTTTGCAGTACAAAAAGATATTGCGTTGGAGTTCTTACAACAGACATTGCAGGCTTATCCGCAAGCTTTCCCGCTTATTGCAGATCTTTGGGCTGCTAACCTTGACGTACAGTTCATGGAGCAGATAAAAGACCGCTTTAAGACGCTTGTACCGCCGCAGGTGATAGCGAAAGAGGAAGGGAAGCCAATCCCACCGCAGCCGCCGAATCCACAAGAGCAGATGATGCACGCTGAAATGCAGCTTAAACAACAACAGTTGCAGATAAACCAGCAGAAGATGCAGTTAGAAGAACAACAGCTAATGGAACGTGCGGAAGACTTGCGTTTGCGTAAAGAGAAGCATTTACTGGAACAAGCTGAAATGTTGTTAAAAGCTAAGGAAATGTCGGAAAAATCTGGCATTGACCGTGAAAAAAATGCTCTTGAACAGCAGAAACTCCACCATGACTTTACCGCAAAAATTGCGGCATTAGTGGCAGATATTGACGATTCTGAAAAACAACGCGGGCATGACATGCGCAAACATGAAGCTAGTCTATCAGCTAAAGAAAATTCGGCTAAAGGAACAGCGGAAAAATAGGCTTAAAATGTATGTTCCACGTATAACATAGTACACCCGTGGAATTGCAAAGTGTAAACAAAGGCATAAAATTGAATTACTGGTTACATGATGTAACCTGGGGCGAACGGTACGCCTTTATACCGGGGCAAGTGAATGCCAAGTGGAGAATATATGGAAGAAGAAGGACAAGCTTTAGGGGAAGGGAACCCCGAAGGCGGTATGGAGCCAATGGACGGTGAAGGTGCAACGGACGCACCAGAAGAAACGAGCGGGGAAGGACAACAAGGGGCTGCTGACCCCCTCTACGTACAAAAAAGGTTAAAACAGCAGAAACGGAAGCATGAAAGGGAAATGCGTGAGTTGCATGCCAGGATGGCGGATATGCAAGCACGTATGCAACAACAAGGAAGTTACGCCCAGCGGGATACAGGGCACATGCAGCAACCGCAGGGAATGGACGATCAAATCCATAAGGCGGTTACGTTTGCGCTCAACCATAGGGAGATGGAGGAGCGGAAGGCTAAGGAACAGGAACAAGCGGCGCATTTGCAGCGGAGATATGCAAAGCTGCAAGACCACTTGGACAGCATGGGTGATAAGTATGATGACTTTCACGATGTTGTCATGAGTGACGAAGCGCATTTTACGCCGACTATGCGTGATTATGCGATGACGCTACCAAGATCAGGGTCAGGGAGTGCAGGGGAAGTACTGTATAGCCTTGGGAAAAACCCTGAGGAGTTGAAGCGCATTGCAAGGTTACATCCGCTAGAGCAGGCTGAGGAAATGATGAAGCTTTCGCACGCGCTTGCGGGCGGTGCGGGAGCGAAAGCAGCAGCACCTAAGCATATGGGGGCAGTGAGAAACAACCCTGCCATAGGCACAGGTGCTGCTGTTACAGATAGGACGCCCATTGGGAACATAAGGGCAAGGATGCGGGCTGGTACATGGAAATAGCGGGGGAAGGGTTCCCCTGACAGGTGCTGGGCTGATTCGCAAATGAAAGGGAGATTCTGGCGATGCCTAATCAATTTATTACAACGCAACTTGTAAGTAACACAGCACTTGCAATGTTTGCGAACAATTCACCGTTTGTCATGACTGGCTCACGGATTTATCAAGACGATTTTCAAAATTCTGGCTATAAAATTGGTGATACGTTACAAGTCCGCAGACAAAACAATTTTATTGTCGGTGACGGTTCCACAGCAGTTCCGCAAGATATTATCGAAACAGTTGAAACAATCACGATCGCTCACCAATATCACGCACTTATTGCTTACACTGTGCAAGACTTATCTTTGCGCATAGAAGACTTTTCGCGCATGTTCATCCAACCTGCAATTCAAAATATTATCTCCCAAATGGAGCATGATATTTGCGTGGCTGCTGAACAACAGCTCTACTTCTTCACAGGGACAGCAGGAACGCCAATTAACTCGTTTTCAACGGTTGATTTGGCAGGGGCTAAACTCCTTGAACAAGGTGTAAATATCTCCTCTGACGCTTATTTGGCGATGACAGTGCGTGACGGATCTGCATTAAAGTCTGCATTGCTAAACAATTTTACTCCAGTATTTAACGAGGAAATCGTTAGACAGTCTGCAATTGGTCACTTGTCATATTTTGACATTTTCCAATCCCAGAACATTGTTAACCACGTTGCAGGGGCAGGTCCAAGACTGCATTCTGGTGACGTTCTAGTGGTAAATGGTGCAGTGTCCAGCGGCAACACAATTGTTATGGACGGCGCAACTATCTCTGTAACAAATTATTTTGTGCCAGGGGATGTGTTTTCTATTGCAGGCGTGAGCAG